ACTTCATTATCTTTACCTCCAAAATTAATTGTTGCTCCATTGAGCAATTGTTTGATTGTCATAGCAATTTCACCGTTTAACACGGTCATTACCGTTAGTTTGAGAACATCTTCAAAATATGCACCAACATAGTCTTCTTTGATTCGCAAGTCTTGAATTAGTTTGAACTTTTCAATAAGTGTCATTTCTGAATAAATATCCTGCGATAAATCGGCTACTGTATCATTGAGATTAGAAATCTCATTGAATGTCCAATTTCTGCCAAGCACTTTCTTTTCAATCAGTTCTTTCATTTTCTCCCTCCATAGTCATTATTTTCATAATAAGAAAATCACTAAACGACAAAGGCGGTTGATAATTAAACTTCATTTGGTCATATAATTTCTTTAGTTCAATTTTATGCTCTACAATTTTTTCTCTTTTTACTAATGTTTTTCTCATATTATCACAACCACGCATCCTCTTGTGCCGCAGGACAAATACCATAATAAGAACAATACTCAGAACAGGTTTGTCTCCAAAAACTAGTCGCAAATTCTTTCTGTTCATAGGCATAAATTAACTTAGCAATATTATCCCATAGTGCGGTCATTGACCTCTTCTTTACTTCTTCGACAGTAATATGATTAGCAACAGGATAATACCAACCCCAATGACTTACTTCCATATCTTTCGTCAAACCATGTTTTTCAAGAATTTCTTCAGGAGAATTTTCAATCATCAACTGATAGAATGCCATTTCTTGACGCATTCCACTCATTTTAGAATCTTTCCAACCACCAGTCTTGTATTCAAAAGGAATTAGTTTGCCGTTCTCAATAAATACACGGTCAATAATACCTTGAAGTCTTACTACATAGTCTCTTTGAAGAGGATATTTCTTACTTTTATTCTTAGGAATAGTAATTTCACAATCAAATAACTTCTCATTGATTACTGGTAGAAACTCATCTACTCTTTCTTCGCTTCTTGCTTCAATAAACCGTTGTGCTTCAAATGCTGCTACTGTTAATGAAATATCGAAATAGTCATCAACAGGCATCAAAGATGTGCAGTATTCAAGGACTTCTGAATTGTTCATAGATTCAGCCTTTTTAATATCAAACTCCTCAAAGAAGGCTTCTCTATGATTGTGCAGTATTGTTCCCTTTCTCATGGCTTCTGTTTGGTCTTGAGGCAATCTTTGAATATAGGCAAACTCATACTTCTTAGGACACCAACCAAAACTATTTACTAAAGAAGATTTACTTATCTTCAAAATTGGTTTTGATGGGTCGTCATAATTTTCTGGTTGCCAATCATAAGTAAATGGCCTCATTGAATTAATTCTTGCTTCGTATTTTTCGTCTGTATTCATCTTTTATTTCCCCTATATTGTGGGTGGTCTTTTAATTCCCATTCTCTAAGTTCTTTAGTCGCATATTTTAATTCATCAGCGACTAAATCGTGCATATAAATCATGTATTCTACAAAATCATAATCCTCAAAATATCCTTCAACTTGTGCTGATTGATAATCTTCCCATAATTCTATTTTTCTTTTTTCTAACTCTTCTCTATTCATTTTTCTTCACCTTCTTTAATTACAATTAAACCCATTGGCTGAAATGGCTTAATATAAATTCTTTTGCCTGTATTATCTAATGGGTGTGGCGGAATATACCACAATTTTAATTTTTCATCATATCTTTTCTGCATTATTTTCACCACCATTCGTCAAGGCTTGTCTGTAATTTTCCCGTCCGTATGGCCGATATATCCCAGTCCATAGCCTTGAAAATCGGTTCGGCCTTCTTTACCACTTGCGAGGCATAGAACGCAAGGTCTGGACGATAACTCGTCAAATCCTTAACGGTTGTGCCTGATATGTATTCAACTTCTCGCCTTTCTTGCGTTAAAGGATGCGTATAAAAATCATTTACGCCCTTTACTTTTAAGTAAATGTAAGAGTCATCAAAATTAGCATCTTTCTTTTCCCAAGCATACAAAACACCTGCAATACCAGCACCAAATGTAGGTTTCTTTCCATCAAGTGTTGTAAATTTAGTCGTTTCTGTTGCACACTTTTCACATACTTTATGTTTCAAGTTAATACAATCACGAACATGATATTTTGTATTACATTCGGGGCATTTTACCATGAATCTATTTTCTCTTAGACGGCTTCTTTTGATAAGAGGCATTATGCTAATCTCACCATCAAGAACCATTGAATACTCTCGATGCAAATACTTTACAATTTCTGCTTGTGTTTTACCTTCAACCCACATTTTTAGAGTTTTTGTTTGAATATGTTTAGCCAATTTAGTTTCACTAACACGCTTTGCCGTAAATCCAGTCATACTGAATTTTGGCTTTTCTAGCCATTCTCCATCTTCCCAAGATACTAGTCCTGCGTTTCTATTTTTGGTTGTTCCAACACCTAATGCTGAATAATACTTTTCAAACTCAAGAACAACAGGATGATTGTCTAATCCCATTACATTAGGAAAATGTTCTCGCACTTTTGCTTCAATCTTTTTGATTGATTCTTGTGCTTCTTCTACTGAATCTATCTGAACATAGATAGAATCAGTATGCCCATAAACTACTTTCATCTACTTAACCCCATTATTTCTTCGTTTGTGAAGCATTCAAACATCTTTTGTTCGTGTTTCATATCATCCATTATACTTTCATATGCATCTCGGCAATCAAAACATAATTTTTTTCCAAACAAGGGAATTGTCTTTATATCAACTGTTTGACAACAACCCTTTTCTTCACATATTATCATAGTATCACCATGCGTTTTCAAAGTAAATCTTGCCGTTAGTGTAATCCATCAATTCTTGTTTGATTTGCTTAATATCTGCAATCACATCAGCAAATGTAACATTCTCTTCATAGAGATGATTTAACTCATCCTCCAATCTCTTTACCTTTGCCTTCAAGTTATCTACTTCTGCTTTTAATTCTTTTATTTCCTTACTCATATTACCACCGTAATTATTGTTATAATGGTTGCTATGTTCACGATATTTACCATCATCAATATCTTATTTGACCTTGCTATCATAGCCAGCAATTCTTCCAACAACTCATTCGTTCTGTCCATCATCATATAAATCACTTATCTTCATTATAATGGCATTCCTCTTGAGATTGTTCATCATCTGAAATAATTCTTTTACTTCTTGTAAAGTAATATCCCATGTTTCTTCTGTATCGTAAGATACTTCAATCGTTACAATTTTCTTCTTCATAAATATATCTCCATTTATCTTTCACTACCCAATGTTTAGTCCTTGATTTATTTCCAACAGGGTCAGCATATGGCTTTAGAAGTCTTGCTATTCTAGCAACCTTATAATACTTACCATGTTCTCTCTTGTAAAAATCAAGTATTTCATCTATTTGAAACTCATCGGGGTTTTCTACTTGTTGTAGAGATTGAATCAACTTTTTCTTGATTCTAAGATTTCCTGCACTTCTTCCCATTCATTCCATCTCCTTTGCGGCAAATGCAGCCAAACGAATTGCTTCTCTTGCACTTGCGGTAATAGATGCTGCTAAATCCACATCAGCCCATCCAAATCCTTGAAAAGCAACAATGCCGTAAAAAGAGGCCATTAATCGCTTTACTGCCATTTGATTGTTATACCACTTTGCATACTCGCCATTGTTTGTTTCTCTTGCTTCTCGCATCAAACGCTTGTATTCATTCCTTAACTCTTTCAATTCGAGAACTGCTCTTGGTAAAAGACCTAATTCATCTGTTTTGTAAAATAGCCACTTCGTTTGTTTTACTTCACTAAAGTCTCTTGGAGTAAGAATATTTACTGCAAATTCTGTTGGTTCTAATGATTTAGTTTCCCATGAAATATTTCTTGCAATCATCATTGAAGGGTATAGACCAGCGAAATCGAAAGCGGCTACATTAAGATGTAATCCGTTTGTTCCTTCGCTTAATGGGTCATAAATCATCGCACCCTCATATTCTTGTCTTTTATCCACTTTACTGCCAGTTGGTGCTTTCCACCAAGCGTTTCGCATAAAGTAGATAGAACCCATATGACTCGCATAAAAACAAGCATCAAATGGTGCTTTCAGTAATCGTTGAAGAGAAAGGATTGCTTCACTACAAAAATTAGTTTCATCAATTTCAACCATCAATTCAACGTCTCTCATAGCATATTGAAGATATGTTTCTGTATCTTCTAACCAAGCCCTTCGATAAAATTCGTTGGTATCAGGAAACTTCTTTGAAACTACTTTCTTCTTCTCAAGAACTGTTTCACCGATATAATCAAGAGAAAGAGAAGGCAATGTTCCCCTTTGAGAATCATTCCATTGTCTTTCAAATGCTAAATCTAAAGAGAGCGTAATTCGACCACCAATAGGTTGTTCGATTGGAGAAAAGCCTTTCTCCGCATACTTAAATTCAAATCCATCTTTTGTAGATTTAACACCCTTGATAGTTGCTGTTGGTGAAATAATGCGAGGGTCAAGACCCACCGCACAAGCCCGTTCAAATAACTTTGGTAAATCAGCAAAATGACCAAACCAAGCAATTAGCATATCAGGGTCTTTTACAATCATAGTTTGCATAAAAGATTCAATCATATCCTTTTCATTATTGAAAGTAAATGTATTAGGTTGTTGCCAACAAGGGAAACCATCTTCTCTCGGAAACCATACCCATTGAAAGTATTGCTTATCGTAATTATCATAAACAACAATTGTAGTCAATTGGTCGTGATAATCTCCACCTTGTTGCCATTCCATATCCCAATACCATTTACGCATTTTATATTCAGGCATTTCATCTAATTCATCAACACAATACCGAAAATGAAAAGGAACATCGGCTTCATAAGTTTCACCGAACATATCCTTTGCTTTTCTCAAATCGTGAGAAGTCTCAACGATTACTTTCTTTAATGGCTCGTTGTTAAGATTAACCCAATCACCACGAACATACTCAAATTCCCGACTAATATATTTAGTAGGTCTATATTCAAATGGTTCTGCACTATCTTCTTTGACATAAAAATAAGGTCGAAAGGGAACAATTTCATGTTTCTTCTCTCCGTTTTCTCTCCAAGATTTGTATATTCTATTTCCATCATCCATTTTACTAATTATCATTATTATTCACCCTGAAATATGCGGTGCTTTCAATAGCATTCTATCATTTGCTACAACTAAGAGAGGAAAATCATCTCTCATATAAAAGTTCAACATCTGGTCTTTCTCAAAGAAAGCGTAGATTGGCGAACTAAACTCCACCGTAGCAGGTTCTCCCGTAGGAAAAGCAGGAGTTATTGTTTCTTCGTATTTGTTTGTAACATTTAGCCGTGTTGAAACATTCAGCACACCCTTATTGAAATCAAACTTATATACTCCACTCTTTACTAATTCACAGGCTTTGATTGAATCCTGTAATTGTCTTTGTGTAAGAGTAAATGCTCCTTCAAACTTTGACTTACCAAAGTTGAAAAGCGTCTGAGGCTGAATTTCATATGAAATCGGGTTAAGCATATTTTGTAGTCTTGAGATAGCATCAGCATTTGGATGATTAACAACCAAAGGAATAGATGCTTTCTTTGTTCCACAATTAATGAGAACAAAATCACCAACGGAGAAAATAATATCTTCTCCGCTAAAATTCTTTAGATAAGGGATTACTGTTGAACTATCAACACAAACCCTGCCTTGTTCTTCAACAACCGCATCAATAACAATTTTGACACAGAATGTTGGATTACCATTCCATATTTCAACAGAAGCAGTATCAGCAACAATATAGGCATAACTGCCAAAATTAGTATTACCAAAACCACCACTTGTTGTTCCTTTACCTTTTACTTGAACGCTTTCTAATGCTTTCTTTAAGGTATCACTATCAATTGTGAACTTCATTCTAATTCCTCTCTTAGTTTATTTATTTGTGATTGTAATTTATTTATTTTTAATAAATTTATTCGTCTTTTATGTCTTTTTTTAGAAAGTTGAACAATAGCATCCCATTGATGATGATAGTTCATATATACCGTAATGCAAACATCTCTTAGTTTCTCAATATTTTTCTCTTTTAGTAGAAATTCTGGAGCATCTTCTCTATCTTTCTCATAGACTGATGGATTTTCAATATAATCTAAAGCCTTCTCTCTTGTTGAGAAAACTTTAGTATTAAGTTTGTTTAATCTTTTTCCTTTACCACAAGTCCGACACTTATCCTGAAAATTTCCTTCTTCAAGAATATTAAGTTTAGTTTTACGAATTTGCTGACAACTACATGAATGGCATTCCCAAACCCAAAAAGAGTATTTCAAATTAATCCCTCACGCAATTCGGGCATTCCATCCCAAGAAACTTTACCGTTACCAACGGTTAATGTTTCCCAAGATTTGCCTACTAATTCGGTGTTGGTTTTACTGCTGAGTAATTCAGCCTTATACACAACATCATTCTTTTTGCGTGTTCTTCTTGTTGAAATAATTTGATACAAATAATCACCCCAATTGTGCCAGTTTGGTTTAGAACCAATAACTTCACCTGTTGCTCCATAATCAGCCTTTGCGTGTGTAATGTAAATTTGGTCGCAATCAAGATTCTTACACATCATCAAAAGAGAATAAAATGGAGCGTTTCGCTTGCCCCATTCAAACTTCATCTTTTGTGGCTTTCCAATTTTTGAAGAGCCTGTTACATTTAATGTGCAACAATCAAGCCACTTATCTACACCGTCAAAGACAAAAAGACAATCTTCACCTTCTTCAATCTTTGACTTGACAAAAAGAACAAAGTCTTCTGAATTGGCTTCAGACTTCTGAATATCCAATTCACCGTTTTTGTTTCGCACTTCAGGATTCCAAAGAGTAATCCTATCAGTCATTTCATGGTTTTGTCTCCATGTTGGTTCACAACCATCATCCCAATCAAGAACATAAATTTGCTTATCTGGGAAGTCAAGAGCCAAACCGCTTTTTACGGTCTTTGGTTCTCCCCAAATACCACAAACTAAACGGTTTTTACGAGCCAATCGCCCTGCCGTTTGTTTTGCTAATTTATCCTTAAAAGCAACAACCCTTGCGTTTTGTGCCATTCCTTCATCAATTTTCGTTTTTCCACTTGTTAATCCCATATTATCACCATGCTATTTCATCTAAATTTATTTCTAATTCTTTTCCTTTTGCGTCTGCCCATCCTTGAAGAAGTTCTTTTAATTCTTCTGCGGATTGACACATATATCTTGTCTCTTTTGTTCCGATGTGCAACTTAGCCAAAAACTTACCTAAGTCTCTTTCATTAGCACTCCATGTAATGAAATCTACATCTTTCAAATCAACAATATAACTTGTTTGTTTTACTAAATATCTATTTTCTTTTAAATCTTCCATATTTTACCCTCCAAAGGGAGAGGCTTCGCACCTCTATGACCGTCATTAACGCCAACGATTACACAAAGGAAGGTTTTTAATCAAAACCAGTCGAAATCCTCTTCAACTGGAACTGAAACTTCTACTGCCGAACCATGACGAACTGTGCAGTAAATACCAGCAACATTAATTGTTGTTGGTTCAACTCCTTCATCTGTTGTTCTTTGGCTTGTTCGGCCAATAACAATGACAGAAGAACCAATACCGAAATCAAGCGTCAAATGTTCAGGAATCCAGCAAGTAGTGATACCGCTTTCATCTGAATCATAATCCATTTCTGCATTCAAATCAGTTAGATTGATAATTCTGTTTCCGTTCTTTGTTGGAGTCATATTCATATTACAAACTGTTCCGTCTGTAATGACATATCTCTCCTTAGAAGGAAGGGCTTGTCGGCCAATATGTGCCTTATCCATATCAACTAGAGGAACAAGATGAGATTCAAAGTTTTCTCTCAAACAATCCTCAAAGTCAAAGGATGACATATCACGATAAAGTTCATTATCAGGATTCATGTCAGAATTAAGCGAAAGACTTTGTAGAGTCAAATCCTTTGCACCGTAAATATCTGTTCCTGCATCATTAACAATACATAGGAAATGCACCCACTCAAAAGTATTTGGTGCAAAATCAACACCTGCTTGATTCTTGTAAGAGAAGTAATAAGGCTTCATTTCATCACTTGCTCCAATAGAACCAAAGAATACTCCGCTTCTTCGCATTTGTTCTGAAGGAAGAGGCTTTCCGTAATTATTGTTTTTACCACCATTCATGTAAGTGGCGGTATTATCCAAAGGAATGTAGAAACGGCCATCTTCTGCTTCTTCTGCTCCTGATGGTAATGTTCCCATTGTCTTTTCATTATACTCTCCATTATGATAACGGGCAACAACCCACTTACCAAGAGCATTTTGAGAAGCAATCGCAACAATGCCCTGTTCAAGAGCATTATCAGCATCTCGCATAAATTCTTCCTTTGCTTTCATTCTGTTCCAAGCCATCATATCTCTCGGAGCATCCAAAGAAACGAAGAAACCAAATGCTGCTTTGAAGTAAGAATCGTTGCTCTTTTGTTCAGAACCTTCTGAATTTTGGGTTCTTCGCACATTCGCAACAAAGTTTCTCCAAAGACCCTTAGCAATAGGGTTTGTTGTTTCAATGTTGTTTTCAGAACAAATCTCTTCAAATTTGCTCATCGCTTCTTCTGCGGTCATACTAATGTATGTCGCACTTTTCTCAATTTCTGCTTTCATGTTTTCATCCATATTTTTCACATCCATATTTTTGTTTTTGTTTTGTTTTGTTCAATTCTATGATAATTGGCTAATCAGCCAAGAGGCTAAAACTTTTGGAGTCATAGTGGTTGAACGCCATTCGCTTTCTCCAATTGTTCGTAATACTTTGAATTTAATCTGTCTTTCTAAATCTGTTTCAATAACAGCATCATGTAAGCCAATACAAACCTCACGGATGGTATATCCGTTATGTAATAGGTCATGTATTTTGCTTAATGCGTAGGTAGTGTCTTTATTAACAATATTCATTAGCAATTTTTTATATTCATTTAATCCTGCATTTATTTGCGTTTTGAGGGTGGAATTGCTGGCTTTTGCCGCTTGTAGTTCCGTAATCGCCCTCCGCATATCACCATTCATAGCATATATAAAGGAGTGCAATTCATCTTGGGAGAATCGGGTTATTTCTTCAGCCTTGAGGATTGAAGATAAAACCTCCATCATAGCCTCATTAGAGAGAGGCTTAAAATGATAATTTGCACACCGACTTTGTAATGCAAAGATAATCTTATTTCTGTCGTTGCAGGTAATAATAAAACGAATATTACTTGCATATCGTTCCATAATACGCTTTAGTGCGTTTTGTGCATCGGTGGTCATACCATCCATTTCATCCAATAATACGATTCTAAATGGTGCATCACCAATTGTTCCGCTTTGTGCGATATTCTTGATAGTGGTTCGCACATTCTCTAATCTTCTATCATCAGATGCATTTACTTCAACATAATTATCTTTAAATGTTTCACCTAATATTTCTCTTCCAATTGCTAATCCTGCTCCTGTTTTACCATTTCCAGGATTTCCGTATAATAAAACATTAGGCATATTTCTTTCTTCAATCCATCCTCTTGCATCTGATGTAAAGTGTTCTTGTCCTATTACATCATTTAATTTCTTTGGTCTATATTTTTCTGTCCATAACATATTTATTCCTCACATAAATTCTTCTAAAGAAGATTGGGTGATTACAACAGGGGTTGTTTTCTTTCTCCTTCTTTTTTCACCAATCTTAAGAAGTCTACATTCTGCATTGTTTAATTTCTTTTTTGCTTGTTCTTTGAACGCTTCATCTTTCAATAAAGCAGGAAGAAGTCTTTGATTTTTTACACCCAACCTTCTTGCTAATTTGGGTAATTGTGAATATGCTCTTCTTTTTGGCATATTCAATTGTCCAACAAAACCGCCCGTATGACAATAGGAAAGCATTTCATAGAAGTATCTTTGACTCCATCTGCGCTTTACTCTCCCATCAACAAAAATTAATCTGTTGGGGTGCATATTTTCAGATAACCAAGATAAAATCTGAGTATCTGATGGTTTGTTAAACAAAAGAACCTCAGCGATTAAATCTCTATCTCTTTCTTTAAGGAAACCATTTACTATTGAATAGGTATCTCTTTCTAAAGAAAAAGGAGATTCGCTATTTGGTGCTATCTCTTTGATAGACTGTTCGAGAAAATTAGTAGAACCTGCTCTTTTAATTTTACACATATCTTTTATTTCCTTCGGAACAGACTTTTGATTAATCGAAGTCAATACTACTTGACCACGATAATTTCTCATAATGTGCAAGATTTCTGATTTATCAGGTTTGTAATGCACATCTTCGATAACGATACCATTCTCCACAGGAAATGAACCTACGTCAAAATCAATATCGTTGGCATAAAGAACAATAGGGTCATTAACAAATGTAAGTGCTTTTGTTGATTTTCCAGTTCCAGTTTTGCCAGTAAGTAGTATTGTTCTATTGTCATTGTTTCTATTCGTTAATCCCAATTTAACACCTTTTCCATATATTCATCGTAGTCATCTTTGCATTTTTTACTACAAGTTCTTCTTGTAGTTTTAGGATATGCAAGATATTCTTTACCGCACATTCCACATTTGAAACATTTTTTACCTACTTTTTGCCTTGATTCATAGGCTCTTTTTCTTCTTGCTATTCCTTTTGGAGTTCTAATAGAGTTTTTTCTCCGACAAGATACAGAACAAAACTTCTGATTCTTAGCCTTTTTCCTATACTCGCAAGAACAGTATTCGCATTCTGCTTTAGGATGCCAAGTGTCCAGTAAAGCGTTCAAAATAATAGGTCTATCTTTAAATGCTTCTTTTAACTCTTCTCTTGTTAAATTTTTTGGTTTAGGAAAATAGCGGGCGGTGCTTTGTTTTTCCCAAACATTTTCTAAAGCAGTTAAAACAGTAGGTTCTTCTTTAAATAATTCTCTTAATTCTGTTCTAGTTGTTTGTTTTCTCATATCAATCCCTTTATTTCTAATATTCTATCAAGTCCACTTGATGTTCTATGTTTATTCTCCGATATTAATTCTACGAGTTCTCTAAATGTCGCCCATTCACCTTTTGCATCAGGTAAATCGGGAACTAATTCTGTCAATTTATACAAATTTTTGATACCACCAATCTTTAGAATTGGCTTCGGTCTAGTTTTTGATTCCTTTTCTTTGTAAGAAGAAGTAATTTCATGTTGAAGAAGTGTTCTTTCTACTGCTCTAAGAAATGACTCTTCAGCACGAAGAATGATTTTCACTCTTACACGATAACCTATTTGCGAGTCTTTTGCTCTTTCAATATTGAAATCTAACTTTCCTGCTGAAAGCAAGATACCCACTAACATATCTTTACTATACATGGGAATCGCTCCTATAATGTCCTAAATAGTCATTTTTGTATCTTAGATACTTAAGTCCATCTAAAACAACTTCTTTAACTATTTGTTCTGTATCTAGCATATCTCCACCAAAAACAAAAGAAACAGATGTTCCTTGAAAGGTTTTCCAAGCCACCGCCATTTCTTCATCAATATATTCAACAAAAACAGCAACATCAGACTTGAATCCTTTAATATCCAAAAAGAAAACTAATCCCTTTACTATTGTAGATAACTCTTCCTCTCTCAATGTTCCATAAATAAGAAATGTAAAACTAGTCGCTGTTCCAAACTCATCAATCCAATTTTGGATTTGAGCATCATTGAACATTAATTCTCATTCCTGCATATATTCCTTGTTTGAAGGCCAATATCCATTAGGTGCGTTATTAGTCTCAAGCCAAAAGAAGTGTGCTTCTGTTATGCGTGAGTCGCCCCTGTTTATAGCGTTTTCTTCTGCGTTGGCTATCATGTTCGCAATTGCTGTCTCAACCCATTCAGTAATAAAAAACCTAGCGTTGTTTGAAACTTGTAAATCTGTATTTTCACGAATTAACTTTGTGATGCTAATTTTAGTTGTTGGCTTAGGTCGTTGGTATTCGGGCTTTTCAGGAACAATGATTTGATTATCCTTAATGTAAGGACAATACTTTTGCAAAACTAATTTAGGTCTGCCCTGCTCATGTAAGATATTTTTAAGATGGGCATATCCTTGCTCATCAATCTTTAAACATCTATAAGTTATAGCATCAATAATTGTCATTTCTCCTTGTTGTATCATAATTCATCCCTCGCTTGTTCTAGAACTTTTTGAACCAATTCAATTGGTTTATCTCTTTCTAAGAAATCTAATGCTGTCATAAGAACAGCCTTCAATTTGTTATCGTAAGTTGCTTTCGCTTCATCTACTCCCAAGTCCTTTCTTAGACGCAAATGTTGAATAATTTTTTCATTTGTGTTTTTTCTTTTGTAGTCAGCCTCTCCTGCTTTTTCCATAAGAACTGCTCTTCTTTGATAAAGACCTTCAAGCCAAGATTTATTTGCTACTAATCTTGTTTTGGTGCTTTTAATACGAGCATTAACTTGTCTCAAATTCATTTTAGAAATCTTTTGAGGTCGTCCATAAGAGTCGGGCATATATTTTACATTCCATTTAGCGTGTTCTTCACTCATTCTAATCTCTCCACATCTTGTAAGGTATTAATATCCGCAACAAACTTATCATCACGAATACGAATACAACGGG